TGCATCATATGCTTGTACACTCACACCAATACTAGCGCTCTTTAGGATAGTTGCATCAGCAGGTTCATAAACTCCTGTGTGTGTATGTGCTGTAGTGGAGTATGTGGCTGTATCTAGTGCCCATGTGTCAGTTGCTGTCTTCGTGAGAATACCAGCAGTTCCTACAAGTGCATCAATAGCCGTTAGGTCAGCACTTGATGACTGCTTTCCAGTTAATGCAGTTTCTATCTGGGCATGTGTTAGTGTTCCAATATTAGTGAGTAGAGTATGGTCAGTCACACCTGATGCTGAAGTAGTATTTACCCAATCCATACCATTATAAGATAATACTTGTCCACTTATAGGCGTAGTGATAACCGCATCAGTAAGGTCATTTAACGTACCAGTAGTTGAAATATCCCCTGTTCCAAAAATAGGCTGCCCATTGACAGTCTTTACCTCACGATTAGTCCAATTTACTCCATCATAACTAATCACATGATTTGTTGTGGGTGTTAATATCGTGACATCAACAAGTGCATCCAAGCCCACTGTTTGTAACGTGTTAAGTATCGTGGCTGACATCAACGCACTTGCAGATGCAGAATTAGATGCGGATATTGTAGATGCAGCGCTTGCTGTAGCGATATTAGCTTGAGCTGTCGCATCAGTAACCGCAGTTGAGATAAGATTCAACTGTGTTTGCTGTGCAGGGGTTAAGTTGACATACTGCCATGCTGTACCATTGAACACACTCAAGAGGTTATCTACTGTAGAAAGCCATAGCTTACCACCGTCAGGAGCTAATGGTGCTGTTGCACTGAACTCAACGGCAGCTGTTGAAGACTTATTCCAACCATTATCCTCAAGCCCGGTGGATATAGCGTTAATTGGAAGTGTTAAAAATACCATGCATAGTTCCTTATGTAGTTTTATTTAGTACTGTAATTATAGATGATGTGTCTTCTGTTACTAGACTAGGTGCATATAATGGAGCTGTTAGTGTCATAACAACATTTATTGTATCCCCAGCTGATACAGTTGTTATCAACTTCTTATAGAAGTCATCTGCTCCAAGATTTGTACTATTTGTTGCTATAGGGATTGTGTATTTATTCTCTCTTCCAATATTTAAGTTACTTCCATTTTTCTTAACCGTATACTTTATTTTTGGGGTGATGTTAGCAGCAATAGAATCATTTAAAAGAGATGTTGTTGTTTCAATAAAACACCTTGAATTAGCTACTACATTTGATGGGATAGTATATGTATAACTAAAAATAGTATAAATAGTATTATTAACATAGGAGCCAGTGAGTTTATTAGGATACATATTAACATTTACAAGTGATGTCTGATTAGCTGCCATTCTATCTATTGTTATTCCATTTAGAGTTAATTTAGTAGCATCAATCTGCCCTGCAATAATTCTATCGGCAGTGATACTACCAACAGCAAGTTTATCCGCAGTGATTGACCCAGCTGCAATCTGTGTTGCAGTTACTGCCCCTGCGGCTAATTGAGATGTTGATACTGCCCCAGCTGCGATCTTACCGGCAGTGACAGCATTAGCCGACAACATATCTGAAGTGATACTACCAGCAGATATACTCACAGCACTAATAGCCCCTACAGCGATCTTATCCGCAGTGATTGACCCAGCAGCTAGTTTATCTGTCGTAATAGCGTTCGCTGCAATCTGTGTTGCACCGACCGCCCCAGCTGAGATTGTTCCAGCAGTGATAGCATTAGCAGCTATCTTATCTGTAGTAATTGCATTTACTGCAATGGTGTCAGCTGTGACAGCCCCTACAGCTAATGCCCCGGTAGTTACACTATTAGGTCCTATCTGTGTTGACGTAATAGTTCCAGTCAAAGCAGTGGTTGGGACTTCATTTGTCCAACCCGTTGCGGTATACCGATAGAGTTGACCATTTGTAGTCAATAGTGCAAGTCTACCAATGGAGTTACCTACGGTTGGTAATACGTCAACAACTTCTACAATCCGTAATCCAGTAGCAAACTTTGCAGTAGTAAGACTGCCATCAGCAACGGTTGCTGCAGCAGTTGTTGGTTCAACAACCTGAATCCATGCACCAGCAGTATATCGTAGTAATTGATTAGAGGTTGAATTGAATATTACTCGACCTTCAAAATTACCAGTACTCGGATTTGTTACATACACTTCAATACCAACTACAGCTAAACTTTGGGGTGGTGCAACTACTGTTTGCCACATACCATTTATATAAGAATAGAGTAACCCATCCGGAGTATTGAATACCAAAGTACCATCTAAGGCTGAGGCTGGAAGTGAAGTCACCGTGGTAACAACGGCTGAGCTCGTGCTACTACCACCAGCAGACTGCGCAATCTTAACCCACATAGTATATTGCCATTCATAAATTGCACCATCGAGGACATTAACCGCAAGGTCACCGTGGGTTGCTGTAAGTGGTAGTGAATCAACAATGTACTCGCGATTCAAATTAGTGGATAAAAGGTTAATGTTGTCAGCCAGTATTGTTATTGCATTAAGATTATCTGCAACGATACCAATATCTGATATTGAAGCTTCTAACTCATCTTCAGCATCCGCAACACGTACTTCGATTTGTTGGTATATTCCTGAGTTAGGCGCGATATTGAATACGATTGAGTTATTGATAAGTTCATACTCAGTCATATTAACCATAACCCATGTGGAAGGTACATCGATGGTGGCAATAGTCTTAACATAAACTCTACAATGTTGTTGTGTAGCAATATGTTTGGTTGATGGAAATGTCCGTGTAACACTATCTGTGTTATATATAGAGCTTTGTGTTGCCATACTAATCCTTTATGAAATTATACCCTCTTTGAACGAACATTGTATTGTCCTTCAAGAGAGATTGCAGTTATTTGAAATCCATCACCATTTGTGGACAATATTTTCAATTTGGTGTTATCAGAATTACCACCAATAAATGGATTTCTATTGACTGTATATGCCGATGGAATAGTTCTAGTTGTGTTACGTTCAGTATCTTCAACAACAAGTGAAAAGACACTATTATCAGCAGCCACGATCCTTGCCGTTTTAACTAATAGTGTTCCTCGTAACTCTTTTAGGGAGTTCTTATCAATGAGCGCCCATTTGGATAGTTCGATTTCACTATCATATCTGATAGTGCCGTTGTCTTTAAATGTAGACTCAACATTGTATGAATCAATATCTATTTTTTCAAAAGAGGGTGTTGAGGCAAGTGTTGTATCACTCCAATAGGCCTCATCATTCCAAAAACGGTCATCACGCCATATCTCAACAAGGGGGTATTCATTGAGAGGGATAGTTGCATCATACCGTGAGCCAAATAAATATAACTCTTTATTAAAAGCGAAGATAGACCTAATGTCCATTCCAAATACCCATTTTGACCATGCTTGTTGTGCCGGATCTTGTTCAGTGCCGTAATGTTTATACACATACACGGTACTCTTTTCAGTCCGACTACGTAAGAAGATACAATTATCTCGTTGTGACGCTGTGATTTGCATTATATCGCTATCAATATAATTTGGTACATGTGCAGATACATCTATTGCATCTATATTCATTGAGACGGTTGTCTGATTCATCTCCATTAAAGATGAATAGCCACTTCGAGATACTAAAAAGAAAACACTATCGCCAACCGCAATAGGCTTAACATTTTTGTTTATCTCAAACCCAGCAATATGTGCTACGGAAATCGTTGCTGGTGTTATCGCCTTACTCGCATCTAATTTAAACTGTACTTTATCCCCAAAAAGAATAACACTGTTTTGCAACTCAACCGCGTATTCCAATCCAATAGAGATATTTGAATCAACAAAAGTTGAAATTGCACTGTCATCAAGAAGTTGTAAAACAGTTGTTCTAAAAAAGTTGTAAAGCTCATTTTGTTGACTTAGTGAAATACCATTTTTAGTAAGCAAACCCAATCTACCGTTTATAAAAAACAAGTCTTTTATTTGACTACCGATAAACTCAGGTATTGTTTGGCTATCTTTATCACCAACAAGCATATTTGCCCACTCAATAGGGGAAAGTGTGAATGTAAAATCGGCATTACGAATGAGCTTATGAGGCATGGTTGTATTGTTTATCACGTTTGCTATATTTGGATCACGCCATTCAACCCAACTGTTTCCATCGTACCTAACCCAATAGGCAACATCATCATTCTTTTTAATACCATCAACTTTAATAATGGTATCCTTATATGGAAAGTGTTTAGGTAGATCGTCCAACTGTGACACAACACCCCTAAATGCTGATGATGCTTGACTACCATATGTATCAGACACAACAAGCTCAAATGCGATTCCACTATCACGAGTGATTTTAAGAACAGACCCTTCAGATGATGCTGTAAAGTCTACTAACCCATTCGCCCATGTAGCTAAAGCTGTTGCCACACCATTGGAGGTAGTTACCGCTGAGGTTGTTGAACCTATTGTTGAACCGTTTATTTCTTTCAATGTAAGTGTAAATGTATATGGGAAAGTTGGATCAACTGATACCTGCTTTATCCATATAAAACCTTTCTTATCATAATCTGAAACATAGCTTGTATACTGGCTTGACGTTCCAGTTGTAATAACAATTGGTGTATTACCATAATTAAGTTCAGATACGAGTGTAAGTGCTGGTTTCTTTTGAAGATATGGTGGTTTAACTTTAATGGCTGTTGGATATGTAATTGTAGCGGTTACTGTAATTGCTGTTCCAGTTAAGTCATATACATAAATTTTACCGAGTGTGTCGATTGACACAGCATAATTAGTACCAAGTTGTTCATGTAACAAATTAGTAATATTCATTCGATATTCAGCTAATGACTCTGGGATAATACTGTATCCATCACTTCTAACTGTTGTGGTGTACACAACACTAATACCATCAACAACAATCGTGGTAATTGCCCCAATAGATGCGATTACTGGATATAACCCTGTGACACCGGTATAAAGCGCTATGCGTGCAGGAGCAAGTTCAGAGACGAGCTTTGTCTTATAAATAGTTGCCGTTGACTTACTGACTATGGTTAGTGAATACCCAGACATATCGACTGATAACAATGCATAGTTTACAGTTGATGTTGTTTGACTATTTGCGAGCATCTTTGGAATAGTGTCACGATTAACAATAAACGTCGTATCTTTAATAGTCAATGCTGAAAACCCGATGGTTGGATTTGATGACTCAAGATAGGAGGCGCTGTTACCTATATACGTAACAGTTCTATATATACCAACATTTATATCAAATACACGTAAACCATTTAGCTTATCAATTGTGATAAGATATGCCTCAGATGACTCTCCACTCAATCCTCTGTCATACGAATGTAAAAACTGGTCGTTCTCCACAATAATGTCAGTTGACAATGACATTGTTGGATTACGCCGTTGTACGCCATAAAGAATTGATGGATAACAATTAACCATCTCTTCACAATACGAGGGTAAGCGAAGTTCTAGTGCTTGTTTAGACACCCCAGCAAAGGTACTTAAATTATTATTATGCACCAATGCCATTAACGTAGTCCTCCATTTAGAACGCCATACTCTTCTGACTCAAGCATATTGTATCGTCCAGTGCGACCTTCAGAGAACTTAGCCGCAAGGTACGCATCCTCTTCGTCTTTAACTGTGTATGCATAAGCGGTCTGATCACCAATTGTTCGTGCTTGAAATACCCGGGCAGACTTGATTGTGATGTAATGGCGAATCGGATGTGTTAATGCATTAAAGTCCATATTCCAAATTACATCACAAGACACAGCATCAGTAAATGAGTTAGTGAATCCGACTTTATCATATAATTTCCAATCACGCATGATTATATTTTTACCATTGGATGCAACGATGTCAAGTACGTTAGATGGTATTGCAATAACACCATTGATGTCTGGTGGAAAAGGGTATTTGAAATCACTATTGAAGTGCCAACCTTGTGATAACACTTCACGCTTTACCTCATTAATAGTCATTTCAGCAACTTGAGCAATGGTTATATTTGCCAAATCTTCAGTTGTTTCAATTGGTAATTCATTAATTGTCTGAAGTAAAGTATTGATCGCTGATAGTAGTAATTTTGAGGAGTCATTCTCATCGACGATGTAACCCATAGTTCGCCTTTAAATTGATATATTCTTATCTCTCATCCCCAAAGGGAGGAGGATAAAATTACACGTTTTTGATTGACACAGCACAGTTAGGACGAAGAACACCTACACCGTTAGAAAAGTATGCTGTGACAAGCTTTGCATCGAGGAAATCTGGTTGTTCAGAAATCTTGGTATTAACATCCCACAATTTAACCATACCTGCTGCATCCGCACAAAATGCCAAGGCAATAAGTCCTGCTGTTGTAGGCATATTATTTGTTTGGAAAACTTTAGCCCCACCGACCATTGCAACCATACCAGTGTCAAGACCACCATTAGCTCCTGTATAGTCTTTATCTACGATTTGTAGAGACTGTGGAAGATATTGGAAGTTTGTTGGACTGATCGCAACAAAAATCTCATCAGTGTCATCTGATGTACGGATTGCAGCAACAGCAGCATAGATGGATTCAATGATCTCATCACCAAGCAATTTAGCAGTTGCAGCAGCCGCTAAGCCCCCCGGAAGTGCTGTATTCTGAACAACAGTACCATTACCGTTACCCACAAGACCTGTTGCCAAAGACGCGGCTTCGATTGCCGCAGAGATTTTACGGTCAATGACATTTGCTAATTTAGAACCGATTTGACGAACTTGCATCGACATAACGTCGTAGTTAGAAACAGCTTCGTCGAACTTATCAATACGGCGCGCAACATAAGTTGGACGATCAAGGTTGATTACACGCTGATCTTGTGTACCAGCAGTGATGTTAACTTGTGTTCCAGCCGTGTACGCAGCTGTGCCTGTACCATCAGTATCCTCTTTACCCTCGATAGTAAACTGAGCACCAGTTCCACCTTGAATAGTTTGAGTATAAATCTTGTCCATAAAAGTGGTCTTACGATTGTAAGCCAAAAGTGTGTCAACGTGAATATCACGATTGAGGGCAGCTGTTGAAGTTGTACCCACGTTAGGGGTTGATGAGCCAGTGTATGCCAAGGTTGATCCTTTTGAGTTTTATAGTTACAGTCAGTCTTCGTACCAATCAGTTACAACACAAAAGAAATCAACCTTGTCTTAGGAGGATTTTTCAGTATGATTTAATTGATTGGCCCAGCCAACCAACACGTTCAGGTGAAATTATAGACTTAATTGTTGAAGAATGTCAAGAGGAGAGAAGATAGGGCTACCTATCTTCCATAAATCACTGCGTCGGGAGTGAGGTTCATGCGTCGGCGATGAGCCTCTTGTGCAGCAGTGTCGGAGCGACCCTGCTGTGTTGCAAGGTACGCTTTATCGCGACCAATCTCTTGAAGTGATGCGTAACCGCGCGTTCCCACATTACCACTACCATCACCTTGTAGGCGTTGAGGTTGTTGTGCCCCACCAAGCGAGGCAGTGTAATCTGCGTGCAAACCTTTAATTGCATATTCACCCATACCGTTAGACAACGCCTTATCAAAGTCAGCTTTCTTGGACTCATCAAGTGTTGTCTTCGCCCAATTGAGCATCGCGTTGTACTCTTCTTTACCACCAACAACCGAATAGGCTTTGGTGACTTGCTCTTTAATCTCAAGTGCAGCCAGTTTGATCTCAGCAACGCTTTTACCAGACTGTTGCGCAAGGTCTGCAATCTCAGCGTCCATACCATCATAATTGAAATCGTTTTCCACAAACTTAGAGATGATTGGCTGGGCAACTTCTTGGATACTAACTTCTGGTGCGACAACTTGAGTATCCGGCGCAGTACCGTCACTCTTAATATCCCTCATTACGTTGGAGTACTTAGTCTCAACAGACTGTAAAGTATTGAGTACCGCCTCTAACGAGTCGAAGCGACCAAACAGCTTACCATTCTTGAAGTTCTTAGTGACGAACTCGTCGTTTAACTGAAACTTATCGAGGTTAGAGGTGTTCTCATCGACCACCGATGGTAAACCGCCAGCATCATCAGGATTAACCTCTGGGACTTGACCATCAACAGGTAGGACATCTGTCATTTGTGGATCATCCATGGCGGTTACCACTTAATCTGTTTATCTGTACAGGTGATGCGGCGCTTCAACTGCATAATCAACGGAACTCTGTCCGCAACTGCTTGTAACTCGGTAAGATCAATACCATGCTTGTCCATAATCTGCTTCGGTGTCCAGTCTTCGCGACTCAATACTACAAACTCTTCTGGTGTGAGCACTGTTTTAACACCTTCTGGG